GAACCCGACAAGATCCGTCACGTCGCCGGGCGCCCCTACGTCGACCACCCGTACTTCGCGTGGCATCCCGGGAGCGACGCATGATCATCATCGTTCCGACCCGCTCGCGCCCGCAGAACGTCGCGCCGGTCGTCGAGGCCTTCCGCGAGACGGACGCCTTCGAGGACGGCGCCGAACTGTACTTCGTCGCCGACCGGGATGATCCCGCCTTCGGCGGCTACCAGGAGGCGGCCGTCGCCTTGACGGGCAACGTGCGCCGCTCCGTCACGCTGCTCGACGCGAGCAGCTGGGAACCGCTCGTACCGAAGCTGAACAAGGCAGCGCACTACCTCTACATCACCCGCCACTCGGAGCACATCGGGTTCATGGGTGACGACCACCGCCCGCGTACGCGTGGCTGGGTCAAGACGTACCGCGACGAGCTTGAGCGGATGGGCACGGGAGTCGTCTCCTGCCCCGACGGCTACCGGCCGGACGACCTGCCGACGCATTGGGTCATGACGGCCGACATCGTGAGGGCGCTCGGCGGGCGGATGGTGCCGGCCCCCGTCGAGCACCTCTACTGCGACGACGCGGTGCGCGACCTCGCCAAGGCGGCCGAGTGCTACAGCTTCCGGGCTGACGTCCTCGTCGATCACCTGAACCCGTTTGCCGGCGGGCGCGCCGAGATGGATGACCAGTACGCGCGCGTGAACGGCTCGCAGCAGTACCGGAAGGACCGCGCGGGCTACCGTACGTGGAAACGGTCCGGCGGGCTCGATGCCGACGCCCAGGTTGTCCGAGACCTACGCGCTCAGAAAGGCACATCATGACCACGAGAATCGTCGTCGCGAACCGTAGCGGCCTCGCCGCCAGTCCGGACGGTTCGAAGTACCGGCTCGCTGCCGGCCGCACCCTCGCCGACGAGCGGCACCCGCTTGTCACGGCCTACCCCGATCTCTTTTCGCCGTACGAGATCCACCTCCCCTACGAGGGTGACGAGCCCGACGGCCCATCGGCGGCCGAGCGGGGCGACGTTCCCTCGTGGCCCGAGAGGGTCGCCGAGGTCGAGGCCACGGCCGAGGGCTACCGCGAGCAGCTCGCCGCCATCGCTGAAGACCTGCACACCCGGGGGCTCGTGCCGGCCGACATCGACACTTCGAGCGAGGGCTGGCTCGCCGCCCTCATCGCCGACATCCTCGACCGTTCGCGCGTCGAAGATGCGGCGCCGGCCCCCGAGGGCAAGCTGCCCGAGGCCGCCCCGGACGCGCTGCCGAAGCCGCGTAAGCGCGCCCCCCGGCCGAAGCCCGCCGATGAGTGAGCCCGGACGCCCGGCGGACCACCGCACCGAGGCACGTCGCGCGCTTGCCGCGGGGCAGCCCGAGACGGCGATGGTGCACGCCCTGCTTGCGATGGCCGACGACCTACGGGAGATCCGCAGCGACCTGCGCGACCTCCGCCGGCAGAGCGCTCGGAGGGGCTGAGCAGGGTGTCCATCGGGCGAAAGCAAGGCATCAACATCAAGGGGCTCGCCGACCTGGAAAAGAAGCTTCGCAAGCTGCCTGACCTCGTGCAGACTGCCGGCGGCAGGGCGGTCAAGGCCGAAGCCGAGGAAATCCGCGACGACATGAAGCGTGGCGCTCCGTACCGCTCGGGCGACCTGCGCGAGAAGATGCAGGCCGAGTACGACGCCAAGACCGTCACGGGCAGGGCGGTGGCGACGTCGGAGCACGCAGGCTTCGTCGAGCACGGCACCGAGGACACGCCCGCACAGCCATTCGCGCAGCCCGCGGCCGATCGAGCTCGGCGCCGCTTCCCGCAGCGTGTGCGCGATGAGATCAAGGCTGAACTGGAGAAGCTGTGACGAGCCCTACGCGTAACCCGGCGACGCCGATTCAGCGGGCCATCGTTGCGCGCCTGCGGGCCGACAGCACCCTCGTGAGCCTGCTCGCCTCGGTGAAGGGCCAGACTCCCCCCGTGCCGGCCGTCGTCGACCAGCCACCCGAGGGCCAGCCCAAGCCCTACGTGCGCATCGGCGACCACCTCTCGATCCCCGACAATGACCACACAAGCAAAGGTCGTGAGGTCACCGAGACCCTGCATATCTGGACGAAGGCCCGCAGTAGCGCGCCCGGGCAGGCGATCGCCGATGCGATCACGGCCTCCCTCGATCATCAGGTTGCCGCCCTCTCCGTACTGCTGGCGGCCGACGGGCACAAGTGCGTGTCGATCCGGCAGGAATTCGATCAGGCACTCGAAGACCCCGACGCCGAGATCAGGCATCATGTACTCAGGTTTCGCATCCAGACCCAGCAGCTTTCGTAAGGGAGGCACCGCATGAGCGGTCGCGACGGATTCGGCACGCTCTTCCAGCGGGCCACCAACATCACCCCCGGTACGACGTTCGAGACGATCGCCAACGTCACCAGCATCTCGGGCCCCGAGCGCAAGCGCGAGACGATCGACGTCACCGCGCACGACTCCCCGGGCGGCTGGATGGAGTTCCTCGGCGGCCTGAAGGACGGCGGCGAAGTGTCGCTCGACGTCAACTATGACCCCGCCGAGACGACCCACGACCTCGACGACGACTTCGATGACGTCGACCCGCGCAACTACCGGATCGTCATCCTGCCCGGCACCGAGGACGAGTGGACCTGGACGTTCAAGGCGGTCCTCACCACGCTCGGCGACGAGTTCCCGTACGACGACAAGATGGCCCGTAGCATGACGGTCAAGGTCACCGGAAAGCCGACGCTCGCGCCGACCGGCAGCTAGGACAAACAGGGAGAGAAATGACTGACCAGAGCATGACCGCCAGCGACACCGCGCCCGGGGGATACCTCGGGCGCGACGCAATCATCGACGCCGACGACAAGCAGTACGAGGACGTCGAGTGCCCCGAGTGGGGCGGCAAGGTTCGCGTTCGCGGCCTGTCCGGCACGCAGCGGGACGCCTATGAGGCCTCGCTCGTGCAGGGCAACGGCGCTGACCGCAAGATGAACCTCGCCAACGCCCGCGCCAAGATGTGCGTTCTGGCGATCGTGGATGCCGACGGTCGGCAGGTCTTCACGAGCGAGGACGTGCGGGCCCTCGGCCGTAAGAGCGCCCTGCCCATCGAGCGCATCTTCGACGTGGCCCGCCGACTGAGCGGCATGACGCAGGAGGACGTAGACAAGCTGACCGAAAATTTCGGCGGCGACCCGAACGACGAAGGTATTTCCGACTAGCCCTCGCGTTCGGGTGCACGGTCGAGGAGTTGCTCGCGCGGATGTCCTCGCGCGAGCTGACCGAGTGGGAGGCGTACGAAGCGGTAGAGGGGCCGATCGGCGACGGTCGGCTCGATCACCTGTTCGCGATGCTCGCCTCGGTCATAGCGAACGTGAACCGAGGTAAGGGTCAGCGGCCCTACCAGGCCGAGCAGTTCATGCCCAAGTGGGAGAGGCGGCGAACGGTGAAGAACGAAGCGATGTCCTCAGAGGACATGCTGCGAGCCGTCAAGCGCGCCCACAAGGCGATGGGGGGAAGCTGACATGTCGACTCTCGCCGACCTGTTGATCGAGGTCGGCCTCGATGCCAAAGAGGTCGCCAAGGGGGCCGGCGAGGTCGAGGGCAAGCTCAAGAAGACGTGGGCCGGCGCCTCCAAGGCGGCCGCCATCGGCGGCGCGGCGATAGGTGCCGCCCTGCTCGCGGGCATCGACCAGGTGATCGAGTCGTCCAAGCCGCAGGCCTTGCTCGAAGCGCAGCTCGGTGGCAGCGACGAGTTCGCCGCCGAGATGGGAAAGAACGCGGGCGCCGTGTACGCGAAGGGCGTCACCGACTCGATGGAAGAGGCGGCGGGCGCGGTCCGCGACGTGTGGCAGAACAAGCTTGTGCCCGAGGATGCTGGCGACGCGGCGATCCAGGCGGTCAGCAACAAGCTCGTCGCCCTCGGCAAGACCACCGAGGGCAGCACGAAGGAAGTCGCCACCGCGGTCTCCACCATGCTCCGTACCGGCCTCGCCGGCAGCGCCGAGGAGGCCTTCGACATCATCCAGCGGGGCGTCACGGCGGGTGTTAACAAGGCTGACGACCTGCTCGACACGTTCACCGAGTACTCGACGCAGTTCCGCAAGCTCGGCATCAACGGACAGACCGCGCTCGGGCTCATGCAGCAGGGCCTCAAGGGCGGTGCCCGAGACGCCGACACCGTGGCCGACGCCCTCAAGGAAATCTCGATCCGTGCGATCGACGGCAGCAAGACAACCGGCGCCGCGTACAAGACCCTCGGACTCAACGCCAAGGACACCGCCGCCGACTTCGCTGCGGGCGGCGACCGGGCCTCGAATGCCCTCGCGACGGTGCTCGACAAGCTGCGCGCCATCAAGGATCCGGTGAAGCGCCAGGCGGCGGCCGTCGGCCTCTTCGGCACGAAGGCCGAAGACCTCGGCGATGCCCTGTTCAAGCTGAACCCGAAGACTGCCGTCGCGGGGCTCGGCAAGGTGGCGGGGGCGGCGGACAAGGCCGGCAAGGCGCTCGAAGAGAGCGCGGGCGCCAAGCTGGAATCGTTCAAGCGGCAGGCGCAGGCGGCCCTCGTCGAGCAGCTCGCGAAGGCCATCCCGTACATCGAGGCCACCTTCGGGTGGCTGCAGAAGAACTCGTCGTGGGTCACGCCGCTCGCAATCGGCCTGGGCGTGCTCGCGGCGGCTATCGGCATCGTCACCGCCGTGCAGTGGGCGTGGAACGCCGCGCAGCTTGCCAGCCCCACGACGTGGATCATCCTGGGCATCGTCGCCCTCATCGCGGTCATCGTGTACCTCGCCACCAAGACGAAGTTCTTTCAGACAATCTGGAATGCCGTTTGGGGATTCCTCAAGATGATCGGCGCCTGGTTCGCGGGGCCGTTCGTCGATTTCTTCGTGGGCGCGTGGAACAAGATCTGGGGGTTCCTCAAGGCGGTCGGCGCATGGTTCGCCGGACCTTTCGCCGGATTCTTCGTTGCCCTGTGGAACAAGATCGTGGCATTCGCCAAGGGCGTATGGACGGCGATCAAGATGTACTTCACTTTCTGGATCAACATCTATAAGACGCTCATGCAGTGGGCCGCGACCGCCGTTCTTTGGATGGTCAACAAAATCACGTCGTTCGTCAACTTCGTGCGCTCCGTCCCCGGCAAGATCCGAAGCGCACTCGCGAACATGTGGGACGGCATGAAGGCGGGTTTCCGTGCGGCTATCAA